TAGATTCGCTGAACTGCAATCTGAAATCCATCAACAAGACAGATGTGAAAAGAGAATCCTATCATCAGCAGCATCACACATTCACAGGATTCGTGTACGATTACACCAAGGCATCACGTGGCCAGACTGACTATGATGTTCAGATGACCGAGAAGTTGACCGTGAACACAGACTATCTGACCGAAGCTGAAAGCACGTGGATGAATGACCTGTTCACATCACCTGTTGTGTACAGAGAAGTGAACAATGAATTGATTGCTATGAACATCACAGGCAACAGCATCCAGAAGAAGACATCATTGAATGACAAGTTGATGCAGTACACATTCGAATTGAATTATTCACTTACAAACAGAAGACAACGTGGCTGATGTGCAGGTGTTGGTTGAAGGAAGACCAATTGACATATTCCAATTTGACTTTTCGTTCAATTATGCGATTGCTGACATTCGGCATCCGGATGAACGGAAGACCGAATATTCCAAGACAATACAATGTCCAGGAACACAGCGCAATGATGCCATCTTCGGACAGATCTATGATGTAAACATCAGCAATGCTTACAATGCTTCTGCTGCTAACATTGCGGCAAATTTTAATCCGAATAAAAGAGCGAATGCGCGAATCATAACGGATGGCATTGAAGTGATGGATGGCACCTTGCAGCTTCGACAGATAACTGCGAAGAAGGACCAGTTGATCTATGAAGTCATCTTCATTGGCAAGACGGCCAACATCTTCAATGAACTTGGTGATGCAGAACTGAATGGTCTGGATGATGATGGTAATCCATTGATTGACTTTTCAGACCTTGATCACGAGTATAATTATGGCGAAATCGTCAACAGTTGGTCAAACACAGATGGATACGTGTATCCAATGCTTGACTATGGCGTGAATGAACCATCGTATCTACAAACGACAGAGCGCATCTATCGTGTGAATGACTTTCGACCTGCTGTATTCCTGCACGATATTGTTGACCGAATCTTCAGCTTTGCAGACTTCAGCTACACATCCATATTCCTGTCATCGGCATTCTTCCGGAAGCTGATTATTCCTTGGACAAACGAAGGATTCCAACTGAGTGAATCAGAAGTTGCTGCAAGAACAGCATTGGCCATTTCACCGGGTCAATCTTTAAGAACAGCATTTGCTCCTAATTATCCAAATCCCGGATTCAATCAGAATGTGCTGTTGAACTTCGATAGCAACATTGATCCATTCGACCTGTGGAATGACGCAGGTGATTACTACCAAGCACCATCTGATGGATGGTTCAACGTGACATCTGTGCCATCATTCACAGTTGAGCGTGTTAGCGCACCATCTGGTAGTAATCCTGTTGTGACAGGTCAATTCAATGCCGTCTTGAATGTCTACGTTCAACGCGTGAGTGGTGCTGTTCAACTTCAGCAGTCATTCATCGTGACAATTGACATACCTGCATCGCCAACCATTGGTGCAACTGCGACAACATTGGTCAGCACATTTTCCGAGAACATATTTATGGAAATTGGTGACAGAGTGTACATGGAAATGTCAGTGGAACCGAACGTGGCATTGTTCCTATTCGACCAATGTGAACTGACATTGGACAATACATCAACCATTGAAGTGACATCTGGTGAACTTGGAATTGTCGAAGGTCAGATAATTCCAATGAACAGCTTGGTGCCAGAAGTTGAAATGAAGGATTTGTTGCTGTCGATTATTCAGATGTTCAACCTTTATATCGGCATTGATCCGAATGATGAACGCAATCTGTTGATTGAAACGCGTGATACGTTCTACGCATCCGGAAGAGTGAAGGATTGGACACATAAGATGGCACGTGACAAGGATGTGACATTGCAGCCATTAGGTCTTCTGACAGGTAATGAATTTGTCTACACGTATGCGGAAGATGATGACTTGTACAACAAGAAGTACAAGGATTCATATGGCCATGTTTACGGAAGGGCAAAAGCAGAAGTTGACAATGACTTCCAACTTGGAACCAATGAAATGGAAGTTGTCTTCAGCGCAACGCCAATGGTCAACGACAACCCAAGCAATCGTATCATTGGCAAGATTTACAATGAAGACCTTGAAGATGGTGTGGCCGAAACTGAACACAACATCAGATTACTGTATTATGGTGGATTGATTCCATCAAATCCAGATTGGATCTTCAGATATCGACAAGCAACACAGAATGGTTTTGTCAATATTGATGTGGCACAATCAAGTTATCCGTACGCAGGACATCTGACACATCCAGGAACAGGTGGCATCATTCCACAACAGGACATTAATTTTGGAATACCAAGGCAACTGTTCTATTCCGGCAATGCATACACGGGAACTTTATTATACACCAATGCCAATCTGTTCAATGTATTCCACAGGAATCACGTCATTGAGATAACCAACAAGGACAGCAAGCTGATGACGGCCATGTTCTATTTGGAACCTTTGGACATTATGAATCTTGATTTCCGTGACCAGATTCAAATTGACAACAGCTATTGGAGAATCAACGAGATAAAAGATTACAATCCATTCAAGGAACAGTTAACCAAAGTGGAGCTGTTCAAGGTCATAGTCAAGGAACCATTGGAAGTTGACACATTCCAAGTTGGTCAGCCAAAGAAGGTGGCAGATGGATTGGCGAAGGTCAATGCACCTGTTGTGAAGAAGGTGCAGAGAAGTGGCAATGTGTTTCCACAATTCAATGGCGGCAAGGTGTCCGGAAAGCGCAACCGTGTTGGTGACAGCACTACAACATTCATGGTCCAAGGTAATGACAACTTCATTGGCGAAGGAAGCAGCAACATCACCATCATTGGAGACAGGAATGAAGTTGGTGCAGGATTGCACAATGTCCGCATCATCGGAACAGATGGTGCCAAGGTATTGGAATCGAACGTCACCATCATCAATGGTGAAGAGCAGATGAATGGCTATATCATTGAAGGTGGAGAAGATGAAGTTCGGGCAACAGATGCAGGTGGCACCATCTACGTTGTGGATGGAATGGAAGATGAAGTGCAGGAACAATATGGCGAATCAGCTATCTATGTAGTAGATGGCGGCCAAAACATAAACTAAGCAATGGCAACACAAGATTCAAGAATAAAGATTAAACGGTCCACAGTATCTGGAACAGTTCCAACTGTGGCACCATCAGATGATCACACACAACCATCACCCGCGTGGACAGCAACTGACATTTACAAGGGTGAACTGTTCATCAACCAAGCTGACAACGTCATCTGGTCACGTGGAGATGGTGGCGTTTTCTGCATTGGCGGAACTGCTGAACTGACCATTGCATCAGCAGATGTGCTGACGTTGAATAGCACACCATTGACCATTGTGTCTGCTGTGTCCGGATATGCAATTGAAGTTGTATCCGCAAGTGTTAAGATTGACTTCAACACAACGGCCTACGCAACGAGTACGGATATAAATGTCGTTTGTTCTGGCGCGACACAATCTCAGTTAAAGGATGATGTGTTAGCTTCTACCGTTTCTACCCTTAGAAAGTTACTTCCAGTCACAGGTCTTTCTGCAACAGATACGCAAATAATACAAAACTCCGCGCTTTTGGTATCGGTGGGTTCGGGCAATCCAACAACAGGCGATTCAGATGTAACTGTTTACGTTAATTACCGATTAATACCTGCGTAATGGCCACAAGAATAGCTGTTGAAGTTGATGTAAAAACCAAAGATGCTGCTTCTGAAATTGAAGACCTGAAGCAGCAAATGGAAGATCTGAAGAAAACTACAGGTGATCTTCAGAAGAAAATGGAAGGCGGATTCAAATCTGCTGAAAAAGGTGCGGAAGGTGCGTCCAAGGGAATGAAAGGATTTGGTACTTCAATAGGCGGAGTGCTTAAATCATTGGGACTGATTGCAATTGCTGCTGAAGTGTTCATGTTCATCAAGGACCTATTGATGAAGAACCAGAAGGTGGCGGATGCATTAGGTATTGCATTCAAGACAATTGAAGTTCTGTTCAATCAGTTGTTCCAAGCAGTTCAGCCATTAGGTGATGCATTGACGGATGCATTCGAGAATCCACAGCAAGCATTGCAAGATTTATGGGAAGCAATTAAAACTAACTTTCTGAACAGAATCAAGGGCATTGGATTGGCAGCACAGGCCGTTGGTAAGCAAATCGAAGGCGCATTCAGCTTGGATTGGGACATGGTCAAGGAAGGCCTTGTTGATTACGGACAAGCATTGGTGCAAGTTACTACCGGTCTTGACATTGAGCAACAGAACAACTTTGTCAATGGAATAGCGGATGCAGGAAGCGCAGCATTGGAAACGGCCACAAAAATTCAGAATCTGACCAATGAAGTGAAATTGGCAGAAGCACAGCAACAATTGTTGATATTGGAATATCAGCGTGAAGCTGAAATCCAGAGACAGATTCGTGATGATGTCAGCAAGACCATTGAAGAAAGGCAAGCAGCCAATAGAAGACTTGGTTCAATTCTGGATGAACAAGCAGAAGAAGAATTGAAGTTGTCTAACAAGCGTTTAGAATTGCGATTGTTGGAGCAGTCTGTCAACAAGGATTCTATTGATGCTGAAATTGAAGTGATCAATGCAAGGAAGGAAATTGCCGACATCAATGAAAGAATCACAGGCCAAAGGTCAGAGCAGTTGACCAATGAAAATTCCTTGAAGTTGGAAGGCATCCAAATTTCCAAGGACAGAATCAAGCAACTTGAAGAAGAAGCACAGGCAGAAGCAGATGCGGCATTCAAGATTGCACAAGCCAAGATTGCTGCTGATCAACTGTTGGAAGCGTATCTGGAAGAAAGACAACCAATGTCTGCGGAAGAAATGATGCAGAAGGAAATTAATGATGCGTTAGCTGCTGAAGAAGCAAAATTCCAAGCGGCTGTTGCTGCTGCCCAACAGATGGGAACACTTGCAGATGAAATTGACAGCTTGGAACTTGCAAGACAGGATGAAAGGATGCGGATTGAAAATGAAATCCGCGCCAAGTACGGAGAAGAACAGGCTGCTCTGAACAAGGAAATCAACGACAAGATTGCCAAGCAGAATGAAGATGCAAGGAAGGGTGAGTTGACTGCTGAAGAGAAGTTGGAAAAGGCAAAACTTGATCTTAAAAATAATACATTCAGCGCGTTAAGCAACATTAGCGCAATGCTAACAGCAATGGGTGTTGAAAATGTAGGATTTCAAAAGGCAATTGCGTTCAGCGAAATGCTCATAAATCAAGCTATTTCAATTGGTAATGCTGTGGCAGCAGCAACATCAGCAGCCAAGGACACAGGTGTGGCGGCACCATTCACGTTTGCAGCGACATTAGCAACCATCATTGGTGGCGTGGCGGCAACAATTACACAAGGAATTCAAATTCTGAACAGCGTTCCTGGACCAGGTGGCGGCGGAGCATCAACAGTCAGCGCACCATCAGCACCATCAATTGCACCTGTTACGACAAGCACAACTGAAATTACTAATGCAGAAGCAGCACAGTTGGCACCTGTCCAAGCGTTTGTTGTGGAATCACAACTGTCGGGATCACAAGAAAACATTCAACAGATACAAAATCAAGCCACATTTGGCCTAACAGGATAACAATGGAAAAAGACAAAAAGATTCCTTTGGTCTATTTGACCATCGATGATGATGATGAAAGCGGAGTGGACATGGTGTCATTGGTTGATCAACCTGCCATTGAACGTGATTTCATGGCCTTTTCTAAGGTAAAGGAACCATACAAGTTCAGAGTGAAAGATGAAGAAAAGCGCATCATAACGGGACCGTTCATGATTGCATCGCTTCCAATATATCGCAAATGGAATGACAAAGAATGGTATGTTGTTTTTACAGCAGATGTCATTCGGAAAATCGTCTACAAGTTTATGAAGAATGGATTGACGAAAGCAGTCAACGAGATGCACGAAACACCTGTGGATGATGTGTTCATCTTCGAATCTTGGATTGTGGATGATGTCAAAGGTGTTCCGGAAGGATTCCAAGATGTGCCGCAAGGCAGTTGGTTCGGTTCAATGCGTGTGGAGAATGACGAAATATGGAAGAAGATCAAGGAAGACGATGGCTATACTCTGAAAGGTTTTTCTGTTGAAGGCATCTTCAGAGAAGACAAGGAAATGACTATGGACCAGGAAGTGATTGATGCTGTCATTGACGCAATTCAGAAGTAAGTGGCACACATCAATTCTTTTTCTATTTAACAAAAAAGCACAAGCATGAACATTTCAGAATTGGTGGGCAACAAATTGCCAGAGATCAAGAAGATTCTTTTTGGAACAGAAGCAGAAGAAACAGTCGAAGCTGCATTCATCGATGGCAAATTAATGGATGGAACCATTGTCCGTGTTGAACCTGCGGTTGAAGTTGGCGCATCTGTCAAAGTAATTGACGAAGCAGCCAATGAAATTGATGCACCAGATGGTGATCACGAGCTTGAAGATGGCACAATCATTAGAACTGAAGGTGCTATCATTGTTGAAGTGTTGGAACCAGAAGCTGAAGAAGAAGAAGTTGAAGCAGAAGAAGATGAAAAAGAGAAGGAAGAAATGGCATCAGAAGATGTTGATGTTGATGTTAAGATGGCGGCCATTGCTGCTGATATTGTTGCCGCACACAACTTTGCATCTGCTGAAGTAGTTGAAGGCATCAACACCAGATTCGATGAAATGGAGAAAGCCATTGGAATGATCACCGACATCGTTGAGAAGATGGCAGCAAAACCATCTGTTGAACCAACCAAGAAGGTCAACAATCCATTTGCGAAAGCGAACAGCCAAGAAGACTTGGTTGAGAAGATGAAGAAAGTATTAAAGAAGTAATCAAGACATTAACCTATAAAAAAAAGAAATTATGCCGTTTGATTTTGGAACATTAGCACCTTTTGTCAATGAGCAGCAGTTCCCGTTACTGACAAAAGCATTGGCAGGTGGACGTACTGCTGAACTTATGAGAAAACAAGTCGGAGTCAAAGGACCCACTACGGTCAATATTATGGATGTTGAAGTGAACATGGCGCAGGCGCCTGTTTCATCTGGAAATTGTGGATTTGTTGCTGATGGCGATGTGTTGTTTTCTCAACGCACCATCGATGCGAAGCACGTGAAGATCAATATGGAGTTCTGTCCAAAGAAATTGGAGAACTACTATCTTTCTACGCAGTTGGCACCTGGAGCGATTCAAGATTCAATGCCATTTGAAGAAATATTCAGCAACTACCTTGTTGAGAAAATCCAAGATGAAATTGAGAAAATCATCTGGCAAGGTGATGGAGCAGGTGCTTCTGGAACGAACTTGGACATGTTCGATGGTATTCTTCAGAATGCTGCATCGTTCACAGATTGCAACGTGGCAGCTTACAACGGTTCAACACTATCAACGCCATTGACCGTGGCTGACATGGTGGAAGCAGTTCAGCGTGTATACGCATTGACTCCATCAGCAGCAGCAGCACAGCCAGATTTCAAGATCTTCGTTGGTCTTGACAAGTTCAGACTACTTGCAGCAGGAATCCTTGATGGAAGCGGATTGACTTCAACAGGTGGACAGCTTGCGAACTATGCATCTGATTTTGATCCATTCAGACTGGTGTACCCAGGAACCAACATTGAAGTGATTGGTGTGAACGGATTGACAGGATTGAATGGCGTTTACGGTGCGTCTTTGAACAACCTTGTTCTTGGTCTTGATCTTGATACAGACACATCCGATGCAGGCCTGGAAGTGTGGTACAGCAAAGACAACAGAACCATCCGTGTGGCTTGCGAGTTCATTATGGGAACACAAGTTGCATTCCCTGATCAAGTTGGTAAAGTAGCAGTTTAATCTGCATTGAATTGATTCAAAGGTGGTGGCAGCAATGCCATCACCATCACTTAAAAAACAATTAGCAAATGAGCTGCCCGTTAACATTAAATTTTGCGCTGCCTTGTAGGGACAGTGTAGGTGGAATTTCCAAATTGTACATTGCAACATTGGCTGATTACGAATCATTAGGTGAAACAGTCAGCGATGGAGACATCACAGCTTTTGCAACTGCATCACAGGTGTTCTATTCATATGAGCAACTGAAGGAGACTTCAGCGGTGACAGAGACAATCACAGCATCCATTCAGAATGGAACTGTTTACATGGCACCAGAAGTGACTGTTGTACTTCCAAAATTGGCAACTGCGACACGTGACGAAATCAAGCTATTGGCTCAGAATCGTGTTGTGATCATGTACACTACCAATGACGAAACACCAAACACGTTTGTAGTCGGAAGAACCAATGGTCTTGAAATAACTGCCGGAACAGCAGCAACAGGAACAGCATTTGGTGACCTGCAAGGATATACATTGACATTCTCTGGAATGGAACCTGCAATGTCTTTGAAGTTAACACCTACAATAGGAACTGTTCAAGATATGATTGATTCCGTAACAGTCGTGTAAGAAATTTTCTTTTCTCTCTCTGTGTTAGGAAGGTGTGGCATTACTGCTGCACCTTTCTGCGTTTTGGCACAATCTGAACTATTTGCTATTTAAAGAAAAGCACAACAACAATGGCAAGTACAATTGTAGCAAGCAGCGCGACAGTAACCATATCAGA